TTCTTCTGCCACCTTCAACATCTGTTGCATTTCTGGAGTTAGATTAGATCTATCTGCAACAGAAATGGTAGCTGTAGCACCCGCAGCAGGAGGAGGAGACGAAGGAGCACTTGGCTGTGCGCCTTCTGAGCTACCAGACGACTGTGGAGGTGTAGGTTGCTTTTCAGCTTCTGGTGCAGCGGTTGTTGGAGCACCAGTAGGAGCAGCTGCTGGAGCCGCAGGCGCAGGTGGACCCTGAACTTCTGGAGCACCAACTTCTTTTCCTGTGATGAAGTTGAACGTCTTCCCTTCGTCGGGATGACCTTTCTTTATGATCGTAACCTCATCACCTTTCTTTGTGATTTCACTTCCGCGTGGAGTTCCGTCTGGACCCCCTAAACCTTTGCTCTTTAGGAATTGAGTTATACTCATTGCTCGTTGCTCTCTAACTGGAGCAACGTTTTTTTCTATCGCAGAATCAGTAAGACCTTCTTGGGTTTGACGCAGCTGCTGATATTCTTCAGACTTTTCACGTTCAGCGATCTTTTCATTGATGCCAAACTTCTTCATCAGATAATCACCAACAGCAGCTGATCCAAAGATAGCTGCTACAGTAGCAGCACTTGCCCCTAAGAATCCTGCTACAATAGGGTTTGAGATAAGCGCGCCGAATCCGCGAAGTAAAGTAGATCCGCCTTTAGCTGCACCTCTAATACCCATCAGTCCCATAAGATCATCTAAGAAACTAGACTTTTCATCTTCTTTCTTTGGATCTTCTTTTTTAGTTTCTTCTTTCTTATCCTCAATGGCACTACCAAGCGTGGTTGTTCCCTGCGGTGTAGTTACAGGCGTCGTCAAAACATTACGAACGAAATCAAGTTTGCTTGCATCTAACTCTTTGTTCACCAGTCTAAAACGAGACGTCATATCCTTATTCAACTGTCTGATCATTACAATCAAACCTTTGAATGAAATAATAAGCCCGCGTGAAATATCCTGAAGTTTAGCTATTTGGCTGTTGTAATTACGAATAGAATCAATGACCGATGAAACCATCGAGTCGCTGAACATAGATGATGATACTTTTTCTGAGGCTTTTGGTTTATTTTCCGCGCGAACAGATTCTCTTCGTGGAGTGCTAGTAGCGCCAACGTTGACTAACTTTGCGATTGCCATTAGAATAACCTCAAGGCTCTACCGACCGCATATCCAGCAGCCATAGCGAGGGGATTGAACGGTTCTGGTTGTCTGTTATTTCCAGAAAGTGAATTACGGCGATACATCGTCTGAGTATGAATCATCGTGTTATTGTTGTTCATAATGACCATTTGACCAGGACCACAGTTACATGCGTCGGTCATAGCTTGTCTTGCAGAACCAGCTGCCATCGTTGCTCCCATAGCAGCTGTTGGGCTTGCGCCTGGAGCTGCTGTTGGTCCACCAGCGACCTGAGTTCCTGTGGTTGGTTCGCTTGGTGCTTGATAGTTGCTTCCACCAGATAGCTCTACGTGCGGCGGATCAAACGAAGCGAACGGTCTGTTTAGTCCATGCTTGCGTAGATATGGATCAAGAGCTGCATCTGGTGATACGTCAAGAGCCTGACCTTTACCATGAGACGATCCACGACCTGATCCAGGAACCGTAAACTGCTGACCTCTATATGTGACTACAGTCGTGTTCTGTGGTTTTGCTGGTGAATAGATTCCAGGCTCGCGGAATACGTTTGCACGGACCCATAGCTGCGCTTGATAATCATCACCGCGATATGCTGAGTTGATACGAACTGGTCCACCGTATTCTGCAGCAGCTGCATAGAAACGTTTCAGGAGTTCAGGATCTACGTTTGATACGTCAACTCGACCTGACTCAAACGAAACGTTCTGTGGTTTTTCGCCAGATGTAGCAGCTGGCGCATTAGGTGTTCCAGCGGAAGGAGCAAGAGCAGCCTGAGGCACGCCAGGAACTTGAGGAGCCGCAGACGCTGTAGCAGTTCCCGTAGGTCCACTGACCTTTGCGATCTGACCTGTTCTAAATCCTTCTACCTTTTCCATAGCATTAAGCATAGCAACTCTTTGCTGTGGGCTAAGTTGAGAAAGAGGAGTTGCTGGATCAACACCAGCAGCAGCTGCTACAGACTGAACGTATCCTCTTGTGTTGTTTTCGAATGGTGGAGCGTAACGATTGATCGCTTGAGCGATATTCATTCCCGCATATCCCTGACTTTCGAATAGCAGAGCTTCTTTAGCTCTACGTCCATGCTCATATGTTGGGAAAATTGCAAAGCGCCCGTCAGTTCCGATAGCACCATAACGCTGAGCAAACGCACCATAGGAAACGTTTCCTGGATTATTGTTTCTCCAGTTACGAACGCCTGTTCTTTTTTCTACAGATCCGTCAGCAAGCTGAACAACATTATATCCAGCACCAGATTCTACGACTTTGACTACATCGCCTGGGGCAGCACCTGCGCCTGGAGTTCCTGGAGAAGGAGTCATTGCACGTTCTGGAACGCCAGCGGGCGTTGCTGGTGCAGCTCCCGCTGTAGTCGGAGCGCCGCGAGCAGCCATTTCAGTTGTGCCTGCTGTAGCAGGTGCGCCAGGAAGAGGAGCAACGCCGCTACGATCAATCGCTACTGCACCACCTTCTTGTGATGCCATAGAGAAGTGCATCGTATCTTTGGACGAGCGCCAGTCTCCACCCCAACCAAGACCATATTTACGAGCAAGCGCAGATACGTTCGCTGGCATATCAGTGACCGTGCGCCCATCAAATAAATGAGGATTAGTCGAAGGATTGATATCAATCGCTACACCGAGCGAGTGGAAACTCTTTTGTCCTGTTCCTGCGATATTACGATTAGCATATCCACCAATGCTTTTGATTTGATATCCGTTATTTTCTAGCTCGTCAACGAATCCTTTGAAATTGTTTGCATACTGACCAGCAACAACATATTCTTTTTTGCTGATCGGTGTAGTCAGCTTTACCATTCCTGGAACGTTTGATGGTTGTGCTCCTGCAGATGGTTGTGTTCCAGTTGGTCCTGGTGCTGCTGGACCTCCTCTATTGATAGCTGCACCAACGCCAGCACCAATTATGCCACCACCGATTCCACCAGCAATACCTAATCGCTTGATCATTTTTATATTACGATCTTGACGAATTTGACCCATACGCTCAGCGCGATCTAATACCTCTTGACGACGAGCTGTGTTTCGAAACTTAGTCGTTCTTGCCGCTCGTGATCCGCCAACAGCTGCTGCGGCTGCACCTTTTTTAGGACGTCTTACTGCTCCACCAGAACGAGTTGGCGTCTTGACGCCCGTCAGTATTTCTGTGACTTTATCCTGAAGCTCTTCGTTTTGTTTGATGAGCTTTTCTACGACTTCAGTATGATGATCAGTCAGGCGCTTGATAGCGATAGAAAACTGATCAAATGCTTTAGGAACTTCTTTTAGTAGTGCTTCGTGCGAGCGCGCGAGACCATGAGACATTCTTACTGTATTTTTCAGTTCGCCATGCAACCTAACTATGTTCGCGTCTGGTTTGCTACGAACTGCTTTTGGCATAGCTTTCGCAACAGCGTCAAACATCTCACTCTTTTCCATGATTTGTTTAGCCATACGCGGAGGAACGACGACGCCTTTATCGTCTACGATAGCACCTTCTGGATTATAAAAGAACTTAGAGGTCCCAATCTTAGCAGCGACCTTTTTCAGTCCTTTTGTTTTCTTTTTCTGCTTTACTTTAGGTGGGTCGTCAGCAGCCGGCGGCAGCTGAGCTATTCCCTCAGCCGCTTGCTTCTTAGCATTTTCGCCTCCCTTTTCAAGGATAGCACGAAGGATCTCTTCGTTTTCCTTTGACATTTACCGCCTTCTGTCTTGTTCTTCTTTTAGTTTTTCTAGATATTCAATAAGCATTTTGACGTAGATATCCCTCTCCCACGGAATCATACCATCTATGTCACTCAGCGAATATTTGTGGTGCTGCATCAACGAAAAATTGGTCTGGTAATAATTCGCCAGAGTATTATGAGAGAGGATCATCAAAAAAAATCAGCCATACCCTCCAGCGTGACCGTATCTTCCTGACCACATCCCTTGCACTTATAGCTGAATGTATGTCTTAGCTTTGGCATCGTATCCACGAAGTTCATGATCTTACTGAACTGAGAGTTATTCAGTGACTCCATGAACTCAATAGAGTCTTCAAGATTATCTGGTTCGTAAACTTCATTTTCATCATATACCGATACGATACACTTCGCTAGCATTTCGATTTCGTTCGCGCCTTCCGTAACCATCTTTACATCTAGAATAGTAGGATAACGCATCTCAACGCCTATCTTATCGTCAAGCTGAATCTTATTCGTATGACCGTCTTTCTTTTCTACCTTGACCTGTTCAAGATTGATCTCTACAGGCGTAACTGCGTCACACTCAATTCCTGAGTAATTCTTACCGCCAGTATGACGATACTCTAGCTTGACTATTTCACCAATAGACTTTGCACGAATGTTAAGAAAAATATACTCTAAATCAAAATAAGGCAACGTATCTACGTTGACCTTATCCAATATGCAAGACGCGATTACATTTTTCACTGCATCAATCATGTCTAGCGAATCTTCAGACTGAGTCGCCATAAGAAGAGCTTTCTCTTCCTTGACTAGGAACGGTCTAAAGTGAACTCGTTGTCCGTTAGATGGTAATGTCAATGCAAATTGCGGAGTCGCGATCTTAGGTAATGCCATAAATTCACCTCAATATGTTATGGTCCAAATGCGCCAGGATTGTCTTTGATAAAGTTTGTAACGCCCTTACCAGCTTTGTTGCTATCAAAATGGTTTGTGCCGCCATAGTTTTTATTGTATTCTGTGGCGTAACGATATCTGATTTCGACCTGTAGTTTAGCATATCCTTCATCACCCCAAGCCATTTGAATGTCCTGAACGCCTATTGGATATGCTTCTTCTAGAGTAATCACGTTCTGTAATTCATACTCAGCGCCAGCTGTGTTTCCGCTGGCATCTCCTACTGGATATGAATATTGTCTGATTTGAATACGACCGATGCCGTCCTGATAATACTTTGTATCGAATGGTCCAGGAACAGCTTGGTTCGTGTAGTTTGTGCGATAGTGACCAACAAAAAAATCCTGCCACTTCATGAATGCTTCACGCTCACGCATGTCTTTAGACAGGATGATGGTCATAGATACGTTCTGAATATTGAATCTATATGGTAATGCACGAACAGGACCATGATAGTTCTGGTCTGTGGTCACTAACGTTCTGCCAGGCAAATTGACTGACTCAATACGGAAGCGCATACCTTCCTCAAGACCATAACGAGCAAGAATACCAGCCTGAACCTTTCCGCTCTTGCTATACGTTCCTGGACCACCAACAATAAATCCCTCAAACTGAGAGCTGTGGGCGATACTTCCGCGTGATATATTTGCGTTGAATTCTGCTACGTTGAATGGCATTGTTAGATCCTGTCGCGACTATCGCGATAAATGCGTGATTTATTAGCCCCAACGAATCTATCAAGTGGTAAGAATAAAGCCATTTCCCATTCAGTGGGCTCGATATAGAAAAATCTAGACTGAACATGCGAAACAAGATATCGTTTGATACATGGTTTGAAGAAACGATACTTGCTAGCCTGCTGTAGAATATTATATGAGATACGAAGACGAGTCGTTTCATCTAGTTTATCATTGGTCATCGTATCATAAAGTGCGTCCATCAGTCTTGCTCTGAGGACTGGTGGTAAGTAATGTAGATTGATTCCCAGAAAGGATCCTCCTGAAGAAGCGAATCCAGTAGTGCGAGCTGAAGCAATCGGAAAAATGAGCGGAAATCTATCATAATAAGGTAGAGTCTTTTTGCCTTTTGGATCATATTGAAACAGATACATACGACCGAGCAGAGGTTTATCTGTAAGGCGAGCTTGATTACTACGAATCATTCGCGTCGGTGATGCTGTGATTGTTTGTGCTTGTCTGCGGAACCACTGACGGGATTCGCGAGCGACCGAAGGTTGAACACCAGCTGCGGCTCCGCGCTGAACCATACGATCAAAGATATATGCTGCCATTAGATTCCTAATTCCTTTTCCGTCAGCACTACGAACTGCCAATTATGATCAGCGCAATATTCTTTGGCTGCGTGCCACTTCGCACTATTTATTCCGAATACAGCGACTTCTCGTAGATACTTCTTAGTATGTTTGCCCTTCGCTTTGGGCGCTGGTGGAACTGACTGTGAGCGTGGTTTTATCTCGATCATCTTAGTGACCAGCTTTCCATCCTTATCTTTCATCTTAATAATGAAGTCAGGGAAATAACGATGCCACTTTCCATCGAGCGGTGACTTATATGGAATGAACAGTTCCTCTGACGACCATTGAACTATGTTCGGATTGGTGTCGATGTAGTTCATAAAGCGAAGCTCCCACGAGCTACGATAAACGATGTTCGTGGGATCGCCTTTGTATTTGCTGGGATTCTTAGGTTGAAATCTACCTTTGTATGGTGCCATGCCAACTATGTATGATATAAATATCAAAGGGAAAAGGAGAACCTATGTCGAAACTATCACCTCTTACGCAGACAAGAAATGCTAGAATAGCAGCTGCTGCGGGAACGGCTGCAGTAATTGGTGGTGCAGTTGCGGTAGGAACATTCGCTGGTGGTGTGGCTGCTGGATTAATCGGACCGCCAGCTGGTGCTGATCCTTTTAGTAAGCGTTCTGTTTGGTTTCCTGAGGAACTAGAAGAAAACGATCACTGGATTGAGTTCACCGCAAAAGAAACTGCTGGGTTTCTTCCTGGAGTTGTTCAGTCTCTTTCGGGTGGATTATTAAACGGTCAAATCGGATCTACGGTTCTTGGTGGAACTATTAGACTCCCAATGCCTTCATCACTTCAGACGGATTATAATCCAGAATATTCTACTCCTTCATTGGGTTCTGCTGCAGGCATGGCGTTAAAGCCATCAGATCAAGCGATCTATGGTAATAATTCTATGGGCGGTAAGATGCTAGAAGGAAACAGTCTTACTGGATTGGCTGGAGGACTAGCAACTGCTGGTGGTGGATTAGTTGGTGCGGGATTGAATTCTGTTGTTGGAGCAGTGAACCAAGCAGGAGGTGCTATTGGAGCTGAAGGTCTAGCAGGTGCTCTGCTTAAAGTCACTGGTGGCGTAGCTCAAAATCCCCATAAGATCGTTCTGTTTACTGGCGTCAACTTCCGCGATCATCAGTTTAGCTGGAAACTATCTCCTAAGAATCGTGAAGAGTCTGACGCAATCAAAACGATAATTGATATGTTCGTTTATTATTCGCATCCAGAATATGTTGCTGGTGGATTGTTTTTCAAATATCCTGAGTTTTTTGAAATCAAATTCCGCCATCCAGAGTATCTGTTCAAGCTACAACCATCAGTATGCACCGACGTAAGAATCAATTATCATGGCTCAAACTATCCAGCATATATCCGTGACTCAGACGGATATGGTGCACCAGCGCCTGCAGACGTAGAGCTTTCACTGACATTCAAAGAAACAGAAATTGTTACAAAGCAAACGCTCAATCCTAATTTCAATGCGCCAACATATAGACCTAGACCAGCTATCGCTCTACCTGAAAGCAGAGTTCAGCAGAGAACTAGAGAAGCAGAAGAAGTAAGAAGAACTCAGGATAGAGCCGTAACAAACGGTGGTCAATAATGGCTTTATTCTTTAGACCATATCCAACAACTGCGTATCGTATCCCAGGAACAGATCGAACTGTTTCAGCGACCGATATCACTCGTCGTTTTTCTGTTTCTAATTTCATGAACAATAATAAGGTCAGCTTCGACGAATACTTCGTTCAAGACGGCGACAGACCAGATACAGTCGCTTACGAATATTATGGTGACGTCACGTTAGATTGGCTTGTATTATTGACTAACG